GTGGTACAAGTTAATCCACACAAGAACGATATATTTAACGTCTACCTTTGCAAAAATCACAAAACAAAGTACGACGAAAGACAAGTGCATGTTTGAACTACACAAGTCTTGGAGGGGTGTTGCCCCTAAAGGGTTTCAGCATCCATAGCCTACCTTTAACACTCTAACTTAATTGCTCCGAGTGCCCTTACAAAGAAGAATTACTTCTTCTTCTTCTTCTGACCACCTCCTCCCTTATTCTTTCGTTTAAGAGCGGCGATTTCGTCAAGAAGAAGTTGTCTCTCTCGAGACTTAACCCAGTTTCCGCCAGCAGCAGAATTTGCCGCAGCTCGACCGGGTGGAAGCTTGGGCTTTTTATCTCCTTTTGGAGGGCCCAACCTAGGTTGTCCCTGGGGTGACTGTGATGCCATATAGGTACCACTAGCCATACTGGATGCAACCTTAAGACCTTTGGCTATCCCATTATAGCCCATCGCCGAAGCAATCGGTCCAAGGTAAGTCGAAGCAGCATTAACTGCATCCGAAAACCAACTCCCCATTATGTTGTCACCTGCCGGAACACCTACTGGCAAAGTTCCAAGACAATGGGAAAACAACTCCAACGCAACAGGGTCATATTGCGCACTAGGAGTGGCAAGAACAAGAATACCCGGTTCCGCGGGCCCTGGAAAGGATTCCAAGTAATAATTCACAGTCAAAGTCAACGTACTTGTCGCCGACAGACCAGTGAATATAGCCCCAGTTTGGTGCTGGGGAAACAAATGCTGAGCAACACAGGTACTAGTAATAATACCCGTTGTCAAAGCATAATCATTGAACGTAGGTACGCTCAGCAATCCAACATTGTTGGCAACGAAGGCATCCTGGACGTAAGTCACAGTGTCCTCAATGGTGCCATCATGTTGGATAAGAGGCTGAATATAATCAGCACTAAGAGGTGGATTATCTTGCCCCACAAAGGGGACAGCGATATATACGCCATCTGCAGCTTTCCATTGTCGAGTTCCAGGCAATAGCATGGCAGTGGTTGTAGTCGAGGGCATCGGACGGAAAATCTGGCATGTAGCACCAACTTGGGTGACCCTAGCTGGTGCTCCAGTACCATCCCCGAACTGAAAGTTCTGGGGCTCCATACGACACTCAGGCTGCCGGTATACGGTAACCTGCCCTTGACGATTTAGGTCGGAAGTAGTGTTGACAACCTCAACACCCTGGCCAATTATCCTACAGGGACCAGTTAAGTAGTCCGCAGAGAGATCAATAGTACCGACCTGGGTACTACCCGTTGTACACGGTTGGTTTGGTAATGTCGCAAACGCTTGCACGCCACCTAACCCAAAGTTATTTTGGGGTAGCACGCTTGTAGCCGTTTGGACATGATTGTTGTTCCTGGTGGAAGCAGACACGGAATACCCGGTCTGGTTAGCCCAGGGCCAAGCAACAATATGACAATCCCAGTTGCTAGTCGTAGTATACGGTGTAGCTATTGTAATAGATTGCTTGATGCAGCGAACCACGCTAGGCGCAGTTTCCACATCAGGCCACCCCTCCAGATTCTGGAGCTGGTTGTCATGCATAGGGTCGAGAGCGGCAGTAAGCCAATCTTTACCCGAAGGTGTTAAAGCCCCCTTAGAGGCTAGGTTACTAAGGATTTTCTCCCCACGATTTACACGATTCATGTTGTTTCAAATATCAATTTAAACCCAAACCTACCTCCATAAACGGAAATCTGCTTCAACATGTTCGTCGAATAAAGTCATATCTGCCCCGCCCTCGTAACCGAGGAAAAAGCGAATACAATCTTCATAGACTGGAGCACCAACAGCACAAAATGCCAATATCGTCGGATCATTCTCGTCTCTCAAACTGAGCAAGAAATGTTGAACAGCCGTTGACATCAAGTCAAAAGTGTTGCGATCTCCACCAGCAGCCATAACGCAAAGAGTCCACGCCTTCGATAAGGAAGACGAATTATCAATGCGCTTCTGGATGGTGTAACAAAAGGAGGCCAGGAGACGCTCAGCGTTATACTGAGGTATCCAGCCCATCTCATGTAAATGGAATTTGAACCCCAAGAACTCGACTCCTTCTAGGGTGTCGGTTATCTGGAATGGATCAAACTCCATACCAAACGAACGAAAACAGTCAACGAAGATCTGCTCGACACGCTTGGCATCAGCCATGGTGAAACCAGGCAACTTCATCACATCATCGTCACCAAAAAGATAGGCGACAACACGACGAACCATTTCCAAATCACCCTCATACAGCACAATCAATGTGTAAGCAAGCTGAATCGAGTGAGCGAGAATATTGTCAGTTGTGGTGGTACCGCTACCAGAACGATTCCCGACAGTTAGGAAAATAACATCGCCATTCGGCAGGAGGATATAACTATTACAAGTCATCTCCTGGACCCACCGAGCGAGTACGAGGTCCTCTTGTGCTACATACACCATACGCATATCATGCACTTCTTTCAAAATAGAGAGAACACGATCCCAGCCCACAATGTCGTAATAAACAAAGAGACCAGCCTCGCGAAGAAGACTCTCGGCCATAGTACGGACCCCACCCCGATAGGGGTTGAACCCATAAGCACTAAAACCCACCCCCTTTAACGCCTCGTTCTGGTGCATATACAGCATCTTTGAATGAACCAATAAAGGTACGGGTGGAGTGACGATCGTTCTCACCTTGTCAGCATCAAGTTTTAAAGCCTGATACCACTCTATCTTCGGAAAGAGCTTCCATACGGAAGGCAGGAGGAGAAGAGGATCTAATTGCAGGATAGACCTACAATACTCCGAAGCAAAGAAGGCTCGCTTGTCCTTATATCCAAGGGTACCCCAAGGGGCACCACTAGACTTAAGCATATCGATATCAGCAACAACCTCATCAAGAGAAGCTGACCGAGTCACCTCAAGAGCCGCACCATACATCTCATGAACATATAGTAACGCCTCCTGAAAGAGACCAGGGTCAAAATCCCGGATTGCTTTGACGTCAAACTTGCGAACCGACTTATCAACACTAGAAACAGTGCCAATAACACGGTAAAAATCCCCAGCTAAGGAGACCAAAGCTTCAGACAAACCATGTGGAAGGGTTGAGAACAATGGGTCTACATATCGACACCGATTGTCTCGCCTCAAAGGGAGGGGTGCTCTAATAGAACACCGACCACAAACATCAATATGCGAATAGCGCGTGATGCTAGGTTTCAGGTCATCAAAAATAACCTCACCCGGGTCAGCCGGCATAGGCCGACCCCCCTCTAGTTTTTTGAAATCAAACGATAGGCGTAGTTAGGCCGAGGCCCACCACCTTGAGTGCCGGCATGTATACCGACAATCAAGTGTTTTCCATCGTAGGAATTCACAAGAAGACCTCCACAATTGCCATTTTGGGTGGCCACATTGTGGTATATCTTCTGATCATCAACCCGCGGGTCAGTGACTGCCGCAGCAAACACCTTCCCTGACTGGGGATTATTTCCGATGAACATCAAAGGAGCTCCCTTCTTGAACTCACCAATAGATAAGTGGTTAACAAGAGGAGACGCACCCTTAAAAGCGTCCTGCCAAGGCAGGAGCGCTATATCCTGGCACTGAAATGGTTTGACCCACTTCTCATGGTTAACTCCCCCATGCACCACGTACGTCTTTGCGTTATTATCGCGCACAAGACCATCAGGTCCAAGTTGATGGGCGTCAATCATGAGCCAAGTTTTTCCATTCCACCTAACCTTAGCACACCCAGAATCCGGACAGTCGTCGCTTCGAATATACATCAAAGTGTTGCGAGCAATCCAATCGACTTCAAGTGGGAGATGTTCAGTTGAACACTCCTTATTAGGCTTCTTGGCAATAACCACCTGTCCGTCAGGACAAGGCAGTGAAAAGCAGTGTGTTTGAGCACACTTCTTGCAAACGCCTTTCTTATGGAACTTACTACAATCGGGACAAGCCCGATTTGCAGGTTTTCCATTAGCGACATCCGCACGCTTTGGATAAGGTCCTTTAACAACCTCCTGAGTTTGGCCACTAGGGACAACATCAGGGTTAGTATTCAGAGCCTGAGCATACGACTTCGAGGCCTTTGGTGGAAAAACCACCTTCGGTTTCTCAAAAGTCGCAGCAGGCCAGGCGGCTTCCTCAAAAATAATTCCTTGGACGTCTGGCGGATCAATAGGATCCACCCACAACTCCCGATCCACCCGATTAGGTGGCATTGGAGCCGTAGGCTTTTGAACCGGCTTTACCGCAAATTCCCTCTCGTGCAAGGCACGATCAGGTTTACAGTCAGACCAGTGATAACACAAGTGCCCACCACAATAGGTGTTACACACCGTGTTAGCATCAATTGGATTAGAGATTCTGCCCTTAAGTGGGCAGGTATCTGAGTTATGACAACACTCAGACAACTGGCGCTTGGAACCCCAATGAACCTTATGGTTCTTCTTGTTACCCTTACCACCTTTCGAAACAGCTGCAGTAACCTTAATCTGCTTCGAAATCTTCTCCAACTTATCATACTCCGCTTGCATTTGAATTTGGATTTGATCCATCAAATCATCAAGCGCAGCAACACGCGCAACATGGGCCGGGTTGTGCTGATTCCCGTGAGTGACAATGTCATTCGCTTGATCAGCAGTGTCCCACCACTGTTTCTTCAGTCCTTTAATTCGAGCAAGGTGATCCTTCCTCTCTTTATCCAACCTGAAGTATTCATCAGTGGCTTTCGACCTTTGCGCCGCAATCCGTTGACCCTTACTCCTATTATCGCCATGTTCCGGACGATCCAGGAGGCTAACGAATAAAAGAGGCTGATCAAGGACCTTCTCGACTTTCAACACTGTCTGCAAAGCAGCCAATGATCGGTCCGAGGTCTCCTGAAGAGCCATCTCAACAATACAATCGGCAAGAAAGCGAATCTTACGATAAGCCTCTGCACCTTTCATACTAACCATACCAGCAGCAACACTCTCAGGGCTATAAAGCCTATTGAGAAAATTGACATGCTCTGATGGCGTCATACAATCCCGCAACTCGGCTGCCCACAAATGTTTCGTTGTGGTAACAGTATTGGAATAAAAGGGAGGGAATGCAGTAGTAACACTGTCAGTAACAGTTATACTATGGCACTTCGTCCCGGGAATCTCGGGCAGTGCCTCAGGAGATACATCTGGCAATGAAATACCAGCTGCCTCCGCAAGGGTCCCCCAGGATAATGGAGTATAAGCTGTGCCGAAGGCAAGACCAACCAAAAAGAAGATCACTGCACAACCGGCAATCAGTAAACCAACAAAAAGAAATTTCTCCCACGAAATCGTGGCAACACAATCCTTAAGTTGCTGCAAAATAAATTGCATCTTATCCCCAAAAGACGCAGAACCATCTTTGATTCTACCAAGCAAGTCATGTTGACGACGAGCCACAATGCAGGCCGCAAGGGCCGCATCACGATCCGCATCCGAAAGTCCGGGCTCAATACATTTCTGATTAAGCTTAGAAACCTCGGTTGACGAATCCAATACAAGGTCATCAATCTTCGAATTGCCCGATCCCGCCAGACTCAACATCTTGCAGGCATTAGCAACAGCAGAACTCCACCTGATTAGGGAGGAGTCAGCAATCCCCATGACTATGCCCGCTCCGGAGGCACACATAGAAACGCCGGCCATGTACCCGAGGAATTCCTCGAGCACAGAAGTCTGCTTGCCACCCTCACGTACGGGGGCAGCAAGAGCCTTATGAGCGGAAAATGCCATCGCAACCGAAGCGCAAACGACACCTATAACACCCAAACAAAAAGAGGCGACGACACCTGGATTAGCCTCACACCAGTCACGGAACTGAGTTAACTTGGAGGTGATAACACCACAGCAAGATTCAATTTCAGTGACGGCGGCAGAAGCTGCTGCTTCCATAACCAGGTTTGTCACGGCTGACTTTACGTCATCCACTCTCTCACCAACAAAATCCTCAAGCTTTCGCTTTACGGCGATTGCATCATCCCGATACGTCTTTTCAATGGCTTTACCATTGGCAGAGTTCGCATTGGTGGCTTCGATAATGCCCTCGGCAATCGACTCACTGTCTTTCTCATCCATGTTAAAAACAACCTCATTGTAGGTCTGTTTAACTTGGTCTGTCCATTCAGCAGTGAACTGATTCACATTTTTGACTCCTTCCTTCACCTTGGCCATGAAGATAGAGAATCCAGTCACCAGTTTATCTGGTGGCATCCACGCTGCCACAACCTCAAGCGCCTTTGTCTTTTCGGACTCGGATTCACTTAAAGCGAACAAGTGGTTAGCAAGAGCGCCCCTAGTACTGTCACGGTCCACAAAAATGGATAGTGAACACATCTTGGTGCACTCTGTGTGTGGAATCCCTTTACGGGAAATTTCAAGTACGCCACACGACGCACACATCAACTCCTTCTCAGGATACAATCCGCCAGGTAGCAATTCCTCAATAGAAACTACATTCCTGGTAACAGGTGTAACTGTATCGGGTAGGTAAACCTCACCACCACTAATCACAAGAGATGACTCCTGATCATATTGCACTGAAGCATCTTCTGGCTTTGAGGCCTGAAGAGGGTACACAACATCCCAATTAAGGTTGATATCCCCAAACTCTTGAAAAGTTTTAGGGTCCGTTAGCGACGGATGCGCGAGAGGGGTCAAAGTATCCTGATGTAGCGAACCACTCAGAATAGACTCCTCAGGATCCATAATAGACCAATCGAAATGAAAATCATTCCAAATCCTAGTATAGACATTTGAGCACATAGCTTGCGTCACAAGACAATAACGACCGACACCAAAAATGACGAGGGGAATTAGAGGCAAATGGATGCAAATCTTGGCCAAATACGAGCCGAGAGCACATTGTTGTTCTTTGTTGGACATAGCCCCCCAAAGCTCAACAACCTCTCGATACTCCAAGGGGACACTCTTGCCAAAATCATCGAATCTCTCCACAAAAGAGCCGGACCTCTTTACACACTCCCGTATAATCCTGTGAACCTTTTGGAACACAGACTGAGCATACACGGGCTCTCCAGACAAATGCATACAAAGAATATAGGTGAGTTGAACACTAATGCGATCACTCTCACCCAACCTCTCACCATTGTCACAGAATATAACAGAAGAACCGTATCTCCTGGCCCACCCAGCAGCAAAGTCAACATACTCCGCCATCTCGAATGGGG